GTTGGGAAGATTCTATTTTTGATGGGGAAGATGAATAAATAATGATGCTTAATCGTGGTTGTTTAAGCAAAAAGATTGGAGGCAGAAATGCCTCTTTTCTTGTATAAATACTCCTAACCACGATTAAAGCAGAATTATGGGAACTCAAAAGAAGTATTATTATACTTACTATTCTTATGAAGAATGGGGTATGGGATACTTTGGTAGTAGAGGATGTAAATGTTTACCTGAAGAAGATGTCAAGTATTTGGGAAGTTTTAGTGATAAATCTTTCAAACCAACTCAAAAAATAATCCTTAAGTGCGATTACTCTACAAGAGAAGAGGCATATGCTGATGAGATTATTTTACAAGAACACTATAAAGTAGTTGAAAATCCACACTTTGCAAATAGGTCATATCAAACTTCCACGAGTTTTAGATGTCCTTCTATCACCACAGAAAAGAAGAGACAATCAAGTAGAAATAACATCAAAAAACTTATGGAAGAGAAAAGGGGTATTTTTTCTTTGACTTCAGAAGAAAGAAGTAGAAATAGTAAAATAATCTATGAAAATGGTGGTGGACTTGCTGCATTAACTTACGAAGAGAGAGTATTTAATGCAAAAAGAGCAGGACAGATTGCTATTGAAAAAAAGAAGGGAATACACGCATTAACTAAAGAACAACGAGTTGAGATTGCTAAAGAAAACTATAATAATGGTAAAGGAATTGCAACAATAACACCAGAAAAGAGAAGTGAATATAGTAGAAAAAATGCCTCTCAAAAATGGATGTGTTTAGAAACAGGTCATATTTGTAATGCTGGAGGATTAGCATACTATCAAAAAGCAAGAGGAATTGATACATCAAAAAGAATAAGAATTGAATGAGGTGACACTTGTAGAACTGGCACAGTAAATGAGCACAGTGCTCAAAATCCTGTATTCTTAAGAAGTTCAAGGAACACCTCCAATGTCTCCCCAAACTCAGATTGAAATCATCATCGAGTCTCTGCAAGACTTGTATGAGATCATGAATCGCTCTCGTCCAGTCAATCCCAATCGCCCTGATAGTGTAGAAGATCCTTCCTATCCTTTTGTGGTTGGTTACACTCAAGGTGGAATCAATAATGTCATTTATGATCTGAAGCGTCTCAAGAAACAAGTGTGACACTCTGATAGGTGGCACAACAAATCTCCAAAGAACCCAAAATCCTGTATTCTTAAGAAGTCGAGAGGAACACCACCTGATGATTGAGTTTCCCACACTTCAGTCCAAAGACAAAACTATGCTCGTGGGATTCTATCCCATTGAGGATTGCTCCACTCACACTCTCAAGATTCTATCTTGGAAGGGTGTTGATACAATCTCTCAAAAGTGCATCAGCAAAAAAGATGCAATTCGTGAGATTGATGAGCGTCTTGCACTTGATTATGTTATCACTGGTGACAACATTGATCTAGTTCAAGAGTACAACTTTATGCAAGGTGCTTGTTGATTATGTTGATTTTAGGTGGGTTTATTGTGACAATCCTCACGTTTCTATTTTATCTTGAAGATCGCTCTGGTGGCGGTCTTTATGATCCTGACCCTTCTGCATCTTATCGTCACAAAAAATCAAAAAAATGAGAATTGCATTTCTGATTGCTACTCTTGCACTTGGTCTTCGCTTTGGTTTGATTGCACATGCAACAACCAATGAGTATCAAGAACAACAAGCAGAACTGTTCTGTCAAGCAAACCCTAACTACTGCAAATGATTTCTCTCTCAAATCCAATCAAAGAAAACCAACTTTTTGAATCTTTGTATAATAAGTGTCAAGAGGATTCTAACTTTCTTCACACTATCTTGGATGAATACTTCAGTTCTCTAAATGAGTCTGAAATTGCATCACTTAATGATTTTCTTAACGATTCTGATATGAAACATCAGGCAGAAATCAACGATTCGATTGTTGCAATGTTTGACAATCTTTCTGTCAACAATGAATCTCTATATGAAAAATGGGTATGTGAACTTTATACTGAAGATGGAGATATGATTAAACAAAAGTGGAATCAAGAGACCATTGATTTGATGTGGAGCGATGTAATTGATTCTGCACTCACTCTCGAAGATTGATCATGACACGCAAAGCATTGACATTTAAGAGTCCTGACCGTATGAAACTGCTTGCACTGATCTTTGCTTTTGCATTTATCTTCTCTCCTTCTGTTCGCTATTCATCTGCACAAGTTCTTCACACCTTTGCTGATCTCATTGAACAATGAACACTGCATTTGTCACTCCCAAGAGCAAAAAGTCCAAAAACAGATTCTGTTCCATTATGAATAAACAATCTGAATGTGTAATTGAGCAACATAAAGAAAATAAAGTTTTCTTGCGGTCACTCAACGGAAAACATTTCTTTTGGGTTTCTCTAATTTTGGATAAAGATTGGGAAATAGATCTATAAATAATGATGCTTGTGTTTGGCGATTCAAGCAAAAGATTGGGGGCAGAAATGCCCCCTTTCTTGTATAAATACCTTTGCCAAACACAAAGCAGAACTATGAAAGGTGTAATTTATTGTTACCATTGTATTGCCACTAGAAAGAAATACATAGGGAAAACAATACACGAAGAGAGGAGAAAAGTAAGACACAAATATGATTCCAAAAAAGGAATTGAAAATAAGTTTTATCGTGCTGTAAAAAAATATGGATGGGATCAGTTCATCTATGGAATTATAGAAGAATGTGATGTTAATGTGTTAGGTGAACAAGAAGTTTTTTATATTGATTATTTTGATACTTATAATAATGGATATAATTCAACTTTAGGTGGAGATGGTATCAGTGGATTTTCTCCATCAGAAGAATCAAAAAAGAGAATGAGTGAATCTGCTAAAAATAGAGATAAAACACCTTACATAAAATATCATACTGAGGAAGAAAAAAAAGAAGCAAAAAGAAAAGTAAATAGAAAATATCATCAAAGAACAAAAGAAAGAAGAAAAGAATATATGAAAGAATGGAGGAAAAACAACCAAGATAAAATTGAAGAATGGAATACTAAGAATAAAAATAAATTGAAAGAAAAGAGCAAAGAATATAGAGAATCAAATAAAGAAAAAATAAGAGAATATCAAAAACAATATAGGGAGAAAAAGAAGTGTGACACTCGTAGAACTGGCACAGTAAATGAGCACAGTGCCCAAAATCCTGTATTCTTAAAGAGTCAAAGCAATTCAAGCAAATGACTGCAACTCTCACCGATCGCAAATCTGAGGTTCTGAAGTATACTCAATCTCTTTGCGAAGCACTTGAGATTGATTTTCGACTTTACAACACAAAGCAACATCGTCTTTCTGCAGAGAAAGAAATGAACGCTGATTATCATAATCAGTGTCTGCAACAAATTGCTGATGGTACTTATGACTTTGGTTACAAGTATGAAATTGAAGAAGGTAAGAAATATCTGAAAGTGATTATGATCGCTCATGGTAGCAAGAGCGTACATTGTTTTGTAGACAAAAACACTGGTTCGGTTCTAAAGTCGGCATCGTGGCGTAGTCCTGCAAAGGGAGAAAGGTGCAACCTTTTGATTGCTAACGAGAGGGAATGGGCACTTGAAAATGCAGACTGGAGTGGAGGTTGGTTATATAAGCGTTGATGTAAAAGTCCCGTCATCATTTCTTTGACGAGACTTTGCTTTCTCTTTCATTGTATTTTTTATTTTCTCCTTTTGTTCTTCACTCATAGGACCAACTTTTTTACCTTTATTCCAAGGAATGTTGCCCTTTAATGATTGACTAATCTTTTTGCCAGTTTCTTTATTCCATCCTCCACCATTTCTTCTTGATTCCATTCTTTTAGCAATCTGTTCTGGTGATTGCTTTTTGCCTTTTAAGTGCCCTTTCTTTGCTTCACTTATCTTTTTCCTTGTTTCTTCACTCATAGGCATTCCAGTATTATCATAATCAAACTTTGATGAAGTTTGATTTGCCTGATTTACAAAATGTGGGTTATTCTTCACATCATAAAAGTTGTGAAGAATAACCTCCGCTGCTAATGCCTCCTCTCTGGTATTACATTCCATCAAAATGATTTTATTTGTTGGGTTAAATGTCTTATCATAGTAACTGCCAAAGTAATCATCTTCACAAATGTTACACTCACATTGTCTTATGCCAATGTATCCTCTGCCCCAATCTTCATACGAGTAATAGACATAATGATTCATAACTTTCTCCATTCTTTTATTATTTATAAACCTGCTACTTGGTAGCAGGTGTGCCAGTTTAATTTCTGGCACACCCCTTGGTTTTTCCCACCAAAATCCTGTATTCTTAAGAAGTTCAAGGAACACCAAACATGACAACCGCAACCGCCTCCCGCACTTTTGTTCATCAGTCTGTAAACAGCAGTGCAATCTCCCAACTCTCTGTAATCTCTGGAGAGATGGAAGGAACCTATGATCTGCTGGTGATCTTCCATAGCAATCCTGATAAAATCTATCAGTATGCTTTTGAGGATGATGGCGCTGCACTTCGTTGGATTGATCTTCTGAGTGATGATGAAGCACGACAAGCAACATCCTGGGGTCGCGAATTGAATCGTGCTCTGAAGCATGGTGATCTTGAAATCATCGCAATGTGATGATCTGATTCTATTAAAATGGGGATTGTAAAATCCCCATAATCACCAAAATTACAACTCATGACTGACACTACCAGCATCAAAGAGTTTTTCACAAATGAAGAATGGGATGCAATTTATGAAGCAATGAGTGAGTTTCAAGATCATGGTGATGAAGAATCAGATCTCTGTGATTCTGTGCAACTCAAGATTCAACAACTGTTTCTGAACTGAATCATGCAATCCTACAGTCCTGCATCTGATATTGAAACAAAGCAAATCGTTTGGAGTTGCTTTAAGTTCAATCAACAACTGATGCACAACGAAACACCACAAGTTCATGATTCAGTGTTTCTATCAGGATGCTTTGCAGAGCGTTACTCTGACGAAGTAAAGACTACTACATTCTGAACATCTTGTCCTGAAGTATGACACTAAAATGCTTCACTTCAAATCCTTTACTTTTCGACAATGCCTAAGTCTGTTCTGATCAATCTTCTCAAGTAAGGCAACACGGGTAATGAGATTCTTGAGATTCTTGAATCTCTGACAAGTGAAGAACCGCAAGGTAATCAACAACCCACATTGGATAAAATTGCCTTCTAAATAGTAATGCTCTAATGAGTTCGCAACTATAAGAGCGTGGAGGTTCTTTGGAACCTCCTTTTTAATGTTTTTTAATAAATAGTAATGCGAACTCAATTTAGAAGCAGAATTATGACTTCACAAAGTCCAAGAATATACACATATAAGATTACTTTTGAAGAAGTTCCATATTACTATTATGGAATGCACGAAGAAAAAGTATATGCTGAGGAATATTGGGGTTCTCCTGTTACTCATAAATGGTGTTGGGAACTTTATACTCCAAAGAAACAGATATTAGAAACTTTCAGCAGTCGTGAAGATGCTGGTGAAGTTGAAAGAAGGTTAATAAAACCAGTTTATAATACTGATAAATGGTGTCTAAATGCAAATTGTGGCGGTATTATTTCATCAGAAGTTCATAGAAAAACAGGTAAAAAAATGTATGAAAAGAGAAAAGGATTTCATGCATTTACTAAAAAACAAAGATATAATAATAGCAGTAAAGGGGGAAAAATAGCAAAACAACTAGGTAAGGGTATTTTTGCACTTACTCCTGAACAAAGAAATGAGCACAATAAAAAGTTAAAAGAACAAGGTAAAGGTATTCATTCTTTTACATTTGATCAAAGAAGTGAATATGGTAAAAAAGCATATAAACTTGGTGTTGGTGTCCATGGAAGAACAAAAGAAGAAATGATAGAACAAGGGAGCAAAAATGGAAAAAAGTTATATGAACAAGGTAAAGGTATTTTTGCAAGAACAAAAGAAGAAATGACTGAACATGGCAAAGTGGGAGGCAAATTAGTTTCTTTACAAAAGTGGCAATGCACCGTAACTAAACATATTTCAAGTGCTGCATCATTAGCAAGATATCAAAAAGCAAGAGGAATTGATACATCTAATAGAATAAGAATAGAGTAAATTTTAATTTTTCTGTAATTTCATTTGATCGCATGATTCGTGGCATCATTCAAAACAGAATTGCAATTTTTTTGAATTTGCTTTTGCCAGTTGGATAACTGTCCACTTAACCACCATTAGGTTTCGTTTTCCGGTATTCTATAAAAGTTCAAGAAACATCAGTTGTATCATGACAACTACCACCACTGTATCCCAAACTGAAAAGGACTTCTACGATTCTTATTCAGATCAGGTATCAAAGTTTGGACTGTTGAATGTATTTGAAGAACGCGAAGATCGCATTCTTTATCGAAACATTGAACGTGCATTGTTTGGTAAGGTTCAGTATGCCAATCCAATGAAAACCTGGACAAAAGGCAAAACAACGCAGGTTAATCGTAAAAACATCATTCCCTGGACTGATGAAGAATTGAACTATATTGCAGACCTTTATCTGAAACATGTTTCTCCTGAAATTGGATCAGATGCTGCAACAGTTATTCTCACTGAGTTTCGCAAGTATTTCGATACTCATAGCGACGATGCAGTAGAGATTGCAGTTCGATCATTTGTTCGACTTGATTCTCATTATCCTTCTGTTGGTCGTACTGCAACAAGACGTTATTATGAGATCATGGAGAGTAAATGTCCAGGTCGATTCATGACACCAGAGGATGCAAATGATTTGTATTCTTAAAACATAAGAGAGAAGAGAGGGTAATACCTCTCTTTTTTTGTATTTGTATCAAAAACTGTTTTTTCGTTAATTCTAATCTCAGACATGACCAGATCCATCTGTGACATAGAATTGCAGAAAAATCTGGTTTTTGCTTCAATCATACCAAGGGTTCTCAGTGAGTCTCAAGTGCAACAGCAGTCCCATACCAGCAGATCGTACCATTGTGCCAATCAGATCAGTGGCACATGATATGAGCACAGAGTCCAAAATCATGTATTCTATAAAGGTCGAAAACAACACACCGACATGTTTGCTGTTCTTCCCACTTCCAACAACTTCTGCAAAGATGATGCAGAATGGTATACTGATCTTGAACATGCTTATGATGTTGCATACGATTGGAGCGTTGAACTTTCCGGAGATCGTGTCAACATTTATGAAGTTCGTGGTGGTGAGTTTATCAAACTGACTGAAGTATTTGCATGAAACTCATCCAGTTCTGAAACTGGCACAGCAGAGGTTGCAAAGTCAAGCAATCTCTGCAATACTTAAAAAGTCCAAAACAACTCAAACGTCATGAACTACTACAAAATCACCAAAATTGAGTTTGATTTTGATGGTGAAGATCTCACTCAAGAAGAGCAAGATGAGATCATTCAAGAAGCAACAAATTGTCTTTGGACTTCACCAACTGAAGAAGAACTAACTGATACTATTACTAACAATACTGGATGGTGCATCAATTCTTTGGCATATGATGTCATTGTTGCTTGATTCTAAGATGTTTACCATTACCTATCAAACTCCATACAATTCTTGTGAATGGAGAACTCAAACATTCTCTACACTTGAAGAAGCAGAAAGAATGATAGAGTTCTATCGTTCTTGTGGTTCACCTTCTCATCTTGTTTGATCATGACTTACAAAGAACTTCTGCAACAACTGCAACAACTCAACGAAGAACAACTGAATCAGGATGTTTGCATCTGCGATTCTAAGTTTGACTGTGGTGATGATACTGACGCAGAGTATTATCAGGATGGTGTAGAGTTTGTATTTGCAACTGAGGAATGTGATGTCCTCGATGTAAACCACCCTATCATTCGTTTCTGATCATGGACCGAACTGAACTTGAGTTTTTCTTGAATGAGAAGTGTCGTGAAGATTCAGACCTTCTCTCTACAATTATCAGTGAGTATGTTTGGAATCTAAGTGAATCCAAACTTGATGAACTTGAGGATTTTCTTTCCAACAACTTTGGCGATGACTGACACAGAAAAGATTCAACAATTAACTGAACTTCTTTCCAATGTGATTCACTCTTTGGAGATGACAAAGTATGAGATTGAGGATGTATCTGAAGCAGCAAATGTAGTTCGTGATGCAGATCATTATCATCAACAAATGCTAAACATTCTTCACTCTGAGAACAATGAAACAAATTAACTGGAAGTTTCCTCAAACCAAAGACAACAATCTGTTGCCATGGTATATGATGTTGAAGAATCTACCTGCACTTCCTTTTATATTGTTGGCACTTGTATTTGGCAGTGCTTATATTATTTGCATGAGTATTGGTTATCTTATTGCCAAAGGACCAAAAGAAGCAAGGTATTATATGCAAGAAGAATTCAAAGTTTCTAGTTTGTTTTAATCTTTTCTTCTCATGAATACTGAAGTCTTTGACACTGCATTCTTTGGTTACAAGAATCTTCCTGATAGTATTGAACTTGAGAATCGTAAATTGATTCCAATTAAAACATTAAAGGGAAGTGCAATGTTTATTCGTCGGATCTGTAAGATTGTAGGCATTCAAGTCTACCGTCCAGTGAAGGGTTTATATTGTATTGAAGAGAGTGATTGTAAGTTCTTTGATTATCTTTGTGAATTGAATTATAGTTTCTGGTATAAGAAAGACTTTATCAATCAGTATAATAATTTCATAAGTTCGTGAATAGAAACCTAATACAGAGAGAGGGTACTTATACCCTCTTTTTTATTGTTTTTCATACCATCTGTAACCATAAGCATTGCACCAAGTCTGTCCATTCTTTATACGTTGAATGTTGTTTTTGATGTTAGGAATGCCTTTATAGTTTCCATCACCTTTAATAAAGAATGATGCTTCACTCATACTATCAAACTCTACAATTTCTCCATTTTTAATATCTACGCCATAAACAGGTTTCTTTCTTTTTTCATTTGATAGTGCTGCTGCTCTTTTATAGTGTTCTGTTGATCTTGTTCTTGTTGCAGGCGTCCAATTCGTTGGTTTTGATCTAAAGAAATACCATCCATCTACCTGTAGTTTATTATTGTTTTTACTGTTCAATGATTGAAATATACCATTGTTATTCTTACGATCGCCAGTTATTTCTTCTGCCGCATCTGCTTGCGACTTCCACATCTTTTTACGTCCTAATGTTGGATTGATTCCATATACAACACCACGACGATTTATTCTGTTTTCTACTACTTTAGGTTGCTCACCTTTCCATGCCCATCTATATCCAAATGCTTGAAATGTTTTACCTTTAATACATGCGTTAATACATTGTCTTGATTCTCCATTGTTAAGATCTGCTGCCGCTAATCCTATAGTTTCATAGTCTCTAACCCATTCACCTTCTAATGTATAACAACTTATCGCTTTAGAATGTGGATGATTTGCCCAATACTTTTTTGGTTTTTTTATACCTTCACCACCTAGAGTAATGTTATATCCATTCTTACCACAAGCATCAAGTTTGTTTATCCAATAGGTCTCACGTTCGTTTACATTATCGTCAATACATTCTTCTAGTACTCTAAACTTAAAGTTGTCTGCTCCGTACTTATTGATAGCACGAAGTATAGGCATAGAGAGAGCAGAATTGTTCTCTTGTAAGTTATTAAAACTTCGTGCTAGTTGTAGGTGTTGTTTCCATCTATCATATGGATTGGTTTTTGTAGTCTTACCCACATACAATTTACTATTCTCTAGATTCGTGATTGAGTAAATGTATGCCATAGAAAGGATAAAAAATATAGTTGTGTTATTTATATTTAAGTGGTGAAATGCTGATAATAGTTATTAACAAGGTTGTGGAAAAGTATAATAAATGCGTGGAAAACCTGTGGAAGAGTGTTAAAACAGTGGAGAACTAAATCCTTCTAGAGTCTTGTGTTTATGATCTTATAATCCTTCTGGACCTTGTGATCTTAGACAACTTACACTAACGAACGCGATTTGTCAACTCCGGAGGGTCACAAAACCCACACAAGTCCGCCAAAAATCACACCAGACCCACATAAATACGCCACAGACCTTGACATCCACGCCACACTATCTTACAATACTCACATAACCCACAGGAGCGTACTTATGTCAGTTGCCTACTCACAAGCAAGAAAGCAAAAGGTAAGGATTACTCTGGAACTTAATGTTTTTGAAGACTTTAATGCGCGTGACATTGACTTCGAAAAACTATTCAAACTAGAACCATCTGAGAGCGTTGAGGTATATGTCGAAGAGTTTGATAGGTATTAAAGAGCATCCTCTTCATAAGGGGTATTTTATATCAAGTGAGGGAAAAGTTTTCAGTTACTGGAGACGTAATTCGCGACACACATTTTTTATAGATTATGACAATACATCACCAAAAGAAATGAAACAACGTGTGCAGCGTGGATATTATGCACTAAACATTAAAGGTTCTATCTATTTTGTCCATAAACTTGTAGCAGAAACTTTTCTCTCAAACCATAATAATTATCCAATGGTTAATCACATTGATGAGAACAAACTTAACAATAATGTTAATAATTTGGAATGGTGTAGTGCTGAACAAAATCAACAACATTCATTTGCAAAAGATTATGTAATTGAAGAAGTTGCAACTGGATGCATCTTAAGAGTTCGTGGATTTAAGAAGTTTTGTCGCGAACATAACATGAGCGAAGGTATGTTTAGAAGGACATATTATGGACAAAGAAATCATCATAAAGGATATAAACTTTTAGAAATAATTGATACAAGACCTCGTAGTAATAATCTGAAGTCTTAAAATGCTTCGCGTATGTTGAGTCTCTAGATACACCTGATCGCTGGTAAGTACGCCAATTCGTTTATAACAATCCAAATATCGTGAATAAAGTCCTGCAGGTATCAGAACACCTGTGGGATTTTATTTTTGCATGAAATAGTGAAAGTATAGTGAATTCGTTCTCCACTGTTTTATACCTTATTATTTCAGAGCAGGATAGGTACAAACGTAGTCTATCAGATCTCAGAGCATAAGTCAAGGGTTTTTCATGAATCGTTACATAAGCATTTTTGATCTAAAAACCCTTGACAGGATCTGGGATCTGTGCGATTCTTAAAGGGTCAAAGAGACAATCTCATGGACATTGTTACTCTCTCCCAGGAATCTTCACTCTCTGAGATTAAAGAATTGCTCAGTGGTGTGAGTGTAATTAAAGAGTTTTCTGTGTCTATTATGACTCTGGGAGGTATTCCTTCAGTGTTCGTAAATGTGTCACTTGATGATAAAGAATCCTGGAGCAATGGAATCTACCAAAACTCTAGGTATTCTCAGTTTGCAATACATAATGATCTGAAACTTGATCAGATTTCTAAGCATTATCTGGTAGGAAAGCATCGTAAATGTAAGATTAAGTCCACACAAGATATTGTAACAAAAATCCAAAAGTGGGCAGAGATGCAATAGTTTATACTTAAGGAGTTGTTTATAGCAACTCCTTTTTTTGTTTGTTATATTGTGTTATTTCATGGCAGGGTAAGTGACTAGATTTGTGTCATTGCGTTCTCTACGCTTTCCAGATTGTGAATTAAACACTCATAGGTGTCTTCCCTTGAACTGATAGTATTGTAGACCTTCTAGCGCCTTCTGGAGGGGTCTGGTGGACACTCTGATAGGTGGCACAAGGTTTTGGCACTGGGCGCAGGATGGTGTATTCTTAATGGGTCGAGAGGGATTCAACCCATGGCAAACACAAACGGTCGCGTAATTTGGGAAGGTTTCTCCCCGATTGATGGTGCTCCGATTGTACTGATCGCCACAGGTTTCACTGAAAAGTCTAGCAATCGCAAGACTGGCGATGAGATCCAAACCTGGATTCTTCGTCGTGATGTTAATCCTGTTGTTGCAAACAATGAGGGTTTGGATGAATCTATTTGTGGTGGTTGTCCTCATCGTAAGATCAACAATGGCACTTGCTATGTGAATGTAGGACAAGCACCTAACTCTATCTGGAAGTGCTATACTTCAGGTTCTGGGTATAATGTAATCAGTGAATCTGAGTACACTCAGTTATTCTCTGGTCGCGTATTGCGTATGGGTTCTTATGGTGATCCTGCAATGGTTCCTGTTGAGGTTTGGCATAAGATTCTGTCTTCTGGTGTAAAGAATCACACTGGTTATACTCATCAGTGGAACAGTGAATTTGCACAAGATTTCAAAGGTATTGTGCAAGCATCTTGTGATGGTTTGATGGACTTCGTGAATGCAAGTTCTGCAGGTTGGAAGTGCTTTCTGGTAAAACCTGCAGACGTTGCTGATCCTAAAGGTACTGCACACTGTGCTGCTAGTGTAGAGAAAGGTGCCAAGACTACCTGTGCTTCATGTCATCTCTGTGATGGCAATTCTACTCACGTTGTCATCAATGCACATGGCAAACGTGGTCATAAAGTAGTGTGGAACTGATATAATCTAGGGAATGAGATGCGCCCTAAAGACACTCAAACTGTCCCTTTAATTCTTTAATTCATCATGGTTAAGTTCAACAGCAGCGTG